GGTCTAAACTTTTATCATATGCGGCCATACCTCTACCTACATGAAATTTACTATCAAAAAACACATCTTTCAGATTGTTATATTTATTCATATTACACCACCACCCCATCTATTCTAGTATCTAACCTTGATATTTCATTATCTACATTTTCTTTATCTGCGAGCTTTCTTCTATAATTATTTAATCCTTCCACTTGTTCGCCTTGCATAATCACATTCATTGCATATTTGTTAGATGCTATTTCATTACTACCACTTTCGAGCATTAAGCCTAATTCTAGCTTTTCTATACCTCTAGTGTGGTCTGCTAGTAATTCTTCAACCCATGCAAGATATTGTCCTGTTTCTGTTTTCTGACCTAGTTTAAAGATAATTTGGTCATAGTCAAATGGTACTTGTCTATTTTTATTAAATCTATCTTCTTCCATAATTACGAGCATAGCTTGTTCGCTAGATGTAACTTGCAAACTGCTTTCCCCATATAGTAATAAGAACTCTAATAAAGCTTTACCTCGTGACTCGTCTGGGATTAATATATCTGACCATTGGGATACTTCATTATATTTAATAACCGCTAAAGGTAAATTTCGGTTATTAACTTCTTCTCTTACTTTTTCTATTTCTAATAATAAATTCCCTGCTGCATTTGTATCTAGTATATCTACAATAGTATCAAACCAGTTGATGAAATCTGAATGCAAACCATCTAATATCCCTTGAATCTCAATATATTTTGCAGTTTTGTAGTCAATTAAATCTGTATTATATTCTGCTTTTTTCTGATCTATCCAATCTTGATACTGATTAAATAAGGTCGTAAAGTCTACTTGATCAATCAATGCGTGAACTATACCGCATAATTCACTATTCATTCTCAGGTCGGTTATATTAGCCTGACTTATGCTTATAGCACCCTTATTGACTACTATATCAGCAAGAACCAACTCATACGCATCTGCATCTCTTTGAAGTGGCTGAACTACGGGGCTGCTTGCAAATGCACCTTTCTTAACTTCTATGCGTATTTCTCTATCCTCTATATCCCATCTAAGGACTATCCTATCTATACGGCGTAGTACACCATCTGCCGGGTCTATCGCAATTATATAATCAGTATCGTTTATAACGATATAGCCATTTATCCATCCTTTACCAGGTCTAATAGATATTGTCATATCGTTATTACTCATCACTTGCAGACCGTCCCCCGGCTGTGGGAATACCCCATTGCCTATAAATGTAGCAAAATACTCAGCGAAACGAGATGCATCATAAAGTCTATCATCATTTACACCATTAAAAAATCCACTTCTTATCGCCATTAACTTATCACCTCTTTCAACTTCTCAATTAGTGTAGGAATGCTATCGCCAAACGTTACATTTATTTGCTTGCCTGTGCTTTCGTATATCTCTTGTACTTCTGTTATTCTTGTATCTATTGTAATTCCCCACTTCTTAGAGGTACAGGTTACTATATCGCCCAGGTCAAAATCCTTTTTGTAGGTTAAGTTACTGTTTAGGTTTATCTTACTGTCAAAAGTCTGTATCTCTTTACTTTCTTCAAGCTTACTGTTGCCTCTATCCCTCAACATATCAAGATACTTTGCTTCCGGAATTGGTGTGCCATCTTCCTTTGTACTCTGAAGGTCTCTTGCATCTACATGAACCTCATACCTATCCATGCCAGCCCCTCCACCTACGGTAACACGTTTCCGATTTGTCCCTTCACCCTCTCCAGCTACAAGGGCAACATTTGAGTATCCAAGGCTACTATCTGTATATTCTTGTTCAAGTACATTTTCAAATTCTTTAGAAAATATTGCTGGTGGATTTATGTTTTGTCCTGCAGTTCTATTCAACCCCTCATACAACTCAAATATCAACCTTTTATTTTCTATGTCCAGTCTAGTTTTAATTCCCATCTCTGCATCAGATGCAAGGCTTTCTATTTTATCAAGCAGATTTACATAGCTTGTCTGCGTATTAGCTGTTTGAGTATACCCTCTGGCCTCACCTAAAGCCAGTAGGGGAATGATTCTGTCTGCATCTGAGGGGTTGATAGCATTTTCTGTTGTCAGTTCCCTGATAGCCATTTCCGTTGTCATATCAAGTGTCTTTGTACCCCATATTATTCTTCTATTTAAATATCCTGTCAGAAACTTGCCACGTACAACTAATACTTCATCTCCGCCCTCGTTCATGGCTAAATTTCTATACTGGATATATCCAGCTTCTTCGTCATCATTTTTATAGATTATATTTTCTTTTGTCAGCAACTCAAGGTTTTCGGTGTTCAAAGGACAGTGCAGCTCAAAATCACCATGTTTGGAGTATCTCCTGTTCCATATTAGGCTTGTATATGTTCCTATAATACCTATCATGTTTAAATCTCTATTAAAAACAAATAACTCCATAATTACACCCCCAAGTACTGTGGGATAAAATAAATATCCACCTCAAGGCTATCAATTCCCTCATCTGCACCATAACGGAGTAAATTATCGCCAGTTTCTAATTGCATGAACGTAGAAATAGGATTTATCCAGTTAAATGCATTCGTAGTTACTCCGTTTTTAGCGAGCTTCATTTTTGTTTTGGAAGTGGGTAGTTACGGTTATTACCTCTCCAGCTTCCATTGTTTTATTTATCTTGAATTGCTCCCTTGTGTTGATGTTAAACAAATATGGATTAATCACAGTAGCAAGAGCCTTAAACCTTATCTCCATACCGCAACTTACGTCACCTTTATTCTCTATGTTCACAATCAGATTAGGCTCTCTAAAGCCCATTTTTATACCGCTTTCTATGATCCTTAATGGAAACTTAAAAGCACCTCTCCATACTGCTATCTCTGCTTTTGTAGCGTTTATATCTTGCCAATATGGATTAGGGGCGACTAGATCAACTACAAAATACAATACACTAAACACATTAAAGGGCATAGAAAAAGTAGGAGCGGATTCAACTTGACACCTTATTCGCCTTGTTACATCTCCATAATCATACTGTAGACAGCCTTGCACTTTTGGATTAAACACTTGCAATAGCTTTGCTTTACGCTTAATCAACGTACTTTTATCCATATCTTTAATAACTCCTATAATTTGCAAATGTCGTTCTTTTAGATTTACATTAGTAATAGTTGACCCATCTTGTCCTACACCTTTTGATGATGTTATGTTTGCCTCTGCACCATCTCCCCCTATGAAGCTTTTTAATAAATAAGGGAAAGTATTTGATATTACAACACTCTCGCCCCTGTCATTTTCGTATATAATTTTTATATTCCTCACCTACCTTAACAGTGGTAAAACTATTTTAGTTGCTGCCTTTGCAGCTTCTTTTGCTATTTCACTTGGACTTAGTGCTTTAGGGCTATATATATTGTTAACCTGACTTATGGTAGGACTATTTGATTTATTGTTTCCGCCTCCACCTCCGCCTCTTTTACCATCTATCAAATCTAGTATGTTATCTCCTGCATTTGCCATACTTTCAGGAGTTATCCATCCACTTTCTAGCAAATCGTTTAAACTGCTTGCTCTGCTTGCCTTTTCTCCGCTTGTAAGTGTTCTTTGCTGTAATAATTTACTATTTGCATCTTCTATACTTTTCGATAAATTTTCTTGTTGTATTTGTAAGTCAAGCAAAGCTTCTTTATATTTCATAGCTTCAATCGAGCCAGCTCCGTAATGTAGCAACGCATCATTTAAAGCTTGTGTTGTAACTGCTATTTGTTGATTTAGCATCTCATGTTTTTGTTTCTGCATTTCTAGTTGCTGTTCTAGATACATTGAGCTTTCAGCTACTGCATTGTTTTGAAGAACCCACAAATCAAATTCTTTTTGAAGTATGCTTACTGTTGAGGAAACATATTCATTTACTTTTGTTAATGCAGTACCTACCGATTCAGCCAATAATTGAGCCCTACTTACAGGTTTATCCTTGTTCCTCTCAATCCCTTCGGCCAGTCCTTCATCAATGTATCTCCCATATTCAGCCATTAATGTTGAAGGTGATTTTATACCGAAGAAATTTTTAAAAGCCTGGGCAATATTACTTGCAAATCCTCTTATTTTTTCAACTAACCAATCGGCCATGGAGGTAATACCTTCCCATAACCCCCTAACTATATCCTTGCCAGCACCTAAAACATCTGGTATTTTAGATATTAACATTGCCACGAACTCTCTCATTAAAGTTACTGCTGTTGTAATTATTTCTGGTAACCTATCAATAATACCAGCAACTAATTCAGTGATAATTCGATATCCTGTTTTAATGTATTCAGGATAATTTTTAACTATTGTATCAATAAAGTTGCTAACGGCTTGAATTGCACTTTTCACGATTGCTGGTAAGTTCTTTATTATTCCATCAACTAGAGATAGTAACAAATCTTTTCCCGCTGATAAGATTGCTGGTAGATTTTTCATTATAAATTCAATAAATTTACTAATAATTGTTCCAGCGCTTTCCACAAGTTGAGGAATTGATTGCAATATTCCATTTACAATGTTTGTTATTATTTCAATACCTTTTTCTAAGAATATAGGTAATTTCTCAGTGATTAATGCGGCTCCATCGGATACTATAGTTTCTAAATTAGTCAAAAGATTTGGTAAACCTTCAGTAATTCCAGTAGAGAGTTGATTAATAAATCGACTACCCGCTTCTAAAAAGTATGGAGCAGCCTCTTGAATAAATGTCACAATTGCTCCTGGTAATGCTTTTAGGATATTGCCTATCATTGGCAAGAAGTTATTAAACAGAAAAATTGATACAGTCTCCGCTAATCCTTTCAACGCTGGACCAACGTCTTCACCTAATGCTAGATTTCCTAAAAAGTTAGAAAATGCACCTTTCATAGATGCCAAAGAACCGCTTAACGTTTCAGCTGATTCAAGCGCTGTTGTACCTGTAACACCCAACTCTTCTTGCACTGCGTGGATTGCGTCATACACATCGCTTAGATTATTAATATCATACTTAACTCCTGTTAGCTTTGTCGCATCGGTCAATAATCGCTCCATTTCAGCTTTTGTTCCCCCATAACCAAGTTTGAGGTTATCCAGCATTGTATAATTCTGCTTTGCAAAGCCCTGATAAGCATTTTGGATAGATTCCATGTCAGAGCCAAATTTATTTACATTGTCGGACATATCAATCATTGCCATATTTGCCTTATCTGCTGTTTTCCCAGTATCTCCACCTAGAGATTGCAAAAGAGATGCTGAGAATGATGTTACATTTTCCATGTAGTCATTAGCGGAAACTCCAGCAGTTTTATATGCTTCGCTTGCATACTGTTTTACCTTGTCTGCATTTTCTTTGAATAAAGTCTCAACTCCTCCTAATGACTGTTGTAAGTCACCGCCAGCTGTAAGCGCAGCTCCTATAGCTTTGCCTATTCCAGCTACTGCTATAACTTTTTTAATTGCACTAGCAATTTTACTTCCTGCACTTTTCCCAGCCGATGTAGCTTCAGGATCTAATTCTTTTCGAATTGCTCCACTTATCCCTTTTGCTGACGGTATAATTTGTACATAAGCCTGGCCTAATTCAGTCGCCAAATTAATCACCTCCTGCCATTACACGATTAATTATTTCATTTCTTGTTTTTTCAAAGTCCTCGCCAGAATTAAATACGATTACATCACTGTCTTTGTTTTCTTTAGCTACTAAAGAATCTAAAATCATTGTTGGCCTATTAATTCCTTTTTGGCTATCTTTTGTCTGTGCCCAAAGTAAAATGCTTAATCTATCAACAATTCCTGCTAAAAGTAAGGTGTCCGTTGATACTTTTTGACCGCTTAATTTCATTTTAATTCTGGAATCATCTTTTAGACCAACGGCAAAACAAGCTACCCTTGTTAAAGATAGCTTGTTATAATCGTAAATATGATATGTTTCTGCTAAATCACATATCAATGCATCCTCATCTTCTCTTATCATTTCTGCGAGGACTAGGAGTTTTTTGTTTCTGGTTGATTAGTAAATATTTCAATTATTTCATCCGACATCTTATCCATTGGAACTGTCTTACCTTCTGTTCTTAAATGGTCTTTAAGAAGTTTGGCTTGGTCTTTTCCTAATAATAAATTTACCGTCTTTGCTAAAAGTAATGGATTTTCGTCTAATTCTGCTATACATTCCAATAACTCGTAGTTATTTAATCTCTCATTTGGTATTTCATAATTAAATCCAGATTTAGTTGTTCCCTTAACCATCTATTATTCACCTGCTCCCACTGGCTTTTGTATATATTCGTAATGCGTATTCTCTGTTGTGTCTGGCATTGCTTGCAAGGTAGTTTCATAGCCGATTGCGTCTGCGTCTACATAGCTAATTTCTCCAATTTCCGAAACTTTCCCATTTGGAATAACAATCCTTTTTAAGATACCTGCCTTTAGTACCATATCTACAACCAAACAATGTTCTTCTAACTCTTTAGCATTTGCTGTAATTTTAATCCCTGTTTCTAAAGTTCCTGTGATGTTCTCTTGCCCATATACCTCTTTTAATACATCTACATTTGTTGCTTCAATCAACGTGTATTTAAACGTATCTGGCTTGTCTGTTTGCACTACCGCTACATTATCGCCACCCCACGCTTTTATAATCTCACTTGATGGAGAATTTTCGTTCCTTAGCCCATCTTCGGATATATAGCCTAAGCTTTTAAATGCTGCATCTAGTGCTGTAACTGCATCTATTGGTAATGTTGTGCCTAATGGAGCTGAATACACTGCTCCACCAACCTTTGGTTTAGCTGTTGAAACATTCTCTACATTGCTCATTTTTTACCTCCTAATAATATTTAATATCGAATACTGCTTGATAACGGTATTCTTTCGTTGTTGTATCCGTAAAATTGTAATCAGTATTGAGCTTGACTCCCCTAATTTCATCAAGTTCAACCATACTTTCCACTGCCTTTTTTACTCTTTCATTTAATTCTACTGCCTCATAAATGCTTTTTCCATAGCTTTGAAATGCAAATGTAGCTGATGGTAGATGATTGTTTTTCCTACTGCTCGTCTTTTCTAAAACAACGTAACTTCCATAGCTTGTACTTGGTTTTTCAAGAAAGACCTGTTCTTCAAGTACTGAATCTAGGTGATTTTTTATTATTACCTCAATCATCTACTTCACCGCCTTTAATATAGTGTTGTTCCTTAAATTATCTGCCTTTGCTTGATAAGTGTTTGCATAAACCATTGCATTGGCTCTTGTCTTTCCTACACGAGTGTCTTGTTCATAGCCATCTCCGCACCTGTTCCGGATTCCTGTTGCGTATTCCTTTAAGACCTCTTGCATTTCATCGGATTTTAATAATTGGCCTACACCTTTACGGTTTAATGTGAATTTCAACTTAGCCATATCTTTCCACCATCACTTTTTTATTCCAGTCTAGGGGAATCATATCTTCTATGCCTTCTAGGACTGCGCCGAACACTCGCCATCTCTTGCCAAAAAACTTAACTTCCTGGTCTTCCCAGGTGTTGTCATCACCTTTGGGGATTGCTAAAGTATATACTGCTTTTTTACCTGTAAGATTTAATTGATTTATAACATCATCAGATAAGGTTGGACTTACAAGTACATTATCAACATCAATTTCTACATCCTCATAAATTGGGCTGTCAAATGGATCCTTACCTATTTCTTTTTTGTTAATTAGAGTGACTGTAATCCCTTTAATCCTTGCCATAAAAATCAATCACCCCATATCGTTGTTTTCTCAAACCTAGCCTTGCGAGTTCAGATTTCTTAATGAACAAGCCGCCACCAGGAACTAAAAAAGAACCTTGAAACGAATATCCTAATGCACTTTCTGATGTTTGCGTCATAGGCTCTTGATCTGTAGAAGTCATTAAGGTTCTTGCTACTATATCTACTGTTACAGATTTAACTACATTTGCATATGATAAGTTTTCAGTAGGGTTTTCTTCTGTAACTTCTACCATCTTATCTAAGTCTTTGCCTACTTTTTTAGCTTCTACCCGTAAAGAGTCAGAGACCACTTCAAGCAAAGATTCTGCTCTAGTGGTCTCATCATTATTTTTTAGGGGTCTCCATAATAATGAAACATCTTCAATTGTTGCATAAGGCTTCATAATATCACCTTCCTTGCATCATCAAATCATACAACTCTTGTTTCCTTGCTTTTGGATTATATTCAATCCCAAATGCATCAAGTTCTTGTTTAATTTCCTTTACTGTTATCCCATCAAAATCTTCTTCTTTTTCAGGATCTTCTTCGGCTTCTTTAATTTCTTCAATCTCTTCGACTTCTTCAACTTCATTAACTTCTTCGGCTTGAGTTTCATTTATTTTTTCTTTAACTTCTATCCAATCCCCACCAGAAATTCTACAAGGACTATCAATGATAGCCCCTGTTTTAGTGTTCTTATATCTCATTACTTAAACCTCCTATACTGTTACAACTCTTGCAAAGCTACTTGCATCCATGATTCCCCATCCAAGATAAGTTTCTGAACGTAAGTAGACTTGATTGTATCCTTTTAAGTCTTTTCCAGAGTTATCAGGGTCACCATATTTTATAACCTCAAATGGAATTTGCTTTGCATATCCCCACTTGAACATACTTGCAAAATCTCCCAGGATTACAAGGTCTTTGCTTCCAACTGCTGATACAGTACCGTTGATGTCTGTTTTTAATCCATTTATTGCACCTGGATTTGCTCCCCATGCCAATTCTGGGAATTGTTTAACACCATTGACCTTTAGCTTCGCTAGCGCAGATGAGAACACAGGTGACATTGCCATTCCATTTACTGTTCCTTCTGAACCTTGTACTATTTCAACTGCTGCTTCAATATTTGCATCTGGGTCTGCTGCAGTATATTCTACTGTTTGTGTCACCTTAGAATCAAAGTGATTGGTCCCGATTACTGCTGAGGCAGTTCCAGAACGTGGATTAATTCCGTGCATAGCCATAAGGTCTAAGCCTTTTGCGAGTTTCTTTGCATATCCATCATTGAAAGCCTTGATAATATTAATCTTTTCTTCCTCTGCAGCATAAAGAAACTCATCTGATACTCTTGCACCATATTCCACTTTTATTGGGATTATTGTGATTGGGTCTATTGAGATTCCCCCATGAGATTTAGCAGCGTTTTCTGCTACAATGTCAATCTCGTTATCCATTGTGAATGTAAATTCTTTTTGTCCATTGAACGGAATTGGTTTTTGTTGAGAAAGAATTACTAATGAACTCTTTCCTTGTACTTTGTTGATTAAGTCTGATACTAATTCTGGCTCAAAATAATTGCCTTTTGATAATGTCATAATTTTATTCTCCTTCCAAATTTAAATTTTCTAGTAATGATTTATAAGCACCATCTTTTCCATCAATAATCGGTTCAGTATCCTTTAAAGGTGCTAATGGTTCTTTTTGTTTTACAAGTTCTGCTAATTTCTTAGCGTCTGCTGTGATACTTTCTTCATCTTCTCCAACAAGTCTACTTGATAAGTCATAAGGTATTCCATGTTGTAATGCAATTCTTGTTCTCATATTTGCTGTTTCATAGCCAGCAATTTTCGCATTTAAATCGGATATATCCTTATCGTATTTTTCAGTTTTCTTGTTAGAATCGTCAATGCTTGCCTTTAGTGCCGTATTCTCTCCTTCTAGTGCAGCGTTTCTAGCTTTAATTTCTTCATAATCTGCATACTTCTTTTCTAGAGTTTCTTTCTCTCTTTTAATCCTATCTTGTATTGCTCTATCAAATTCTTCTTGTGTTGTTATAGCTTTAAATTCTTCACTCATTTATATCTTCCTTTCTCCCACTTTCCCGGTG